TTTATTATTTCTTCTGACGTATCTAATGCGTTATTTATCTTTGTAACCTTATTTATAACTGTGCCTACTAATTCAGCTTCTATATTAATAACAGCTGTTTGCAGTGCAGATTGTTGATTGTTAAGTATACCTTGTTGGTCTTCATCAAACTTATTTGTAATTACATCTACGTTATCATGTGTATGCTCGTGTGATTGTTCTTCAACTGGTGTGTCAGGCTGCTCTACAATTTCTGTTTCTTCTGTGCTTGGTTCGGTAAGTTCTTCTAGGGTTAATTCGCCACTAGCATATTTAGCAGCTTCTTCTCTGTCATAGCCTTTATCTACAAGTGACGTATACAGTGAATATGATTTATCACGAATATCTATATCTTTTAACTCGGCTTCTCTATCTACTCCTAATGGGCTATCAATGTATATTGTTATACCAGTTGAATTGTAGCTTTTTGTGTAATATCGTTTATAATCCTGATTCAATGCATCAATTATATCTTGTAATCGTGGAGTAATTTCACTAATAACAAAAGCGTCCGATTGTACTCTTGCAGTGTCACGTGTTGTACCTGATTGCTCTATGCCCATTGTGGTTTTAGACACACCTGCTACAGCAAATAACTGGTCGCGGTTTATCTCGTTTATTTTATCAAGGGCAGCTTTGTCTAAATCTTGTTGCATACTCTGGTAAGTAATTGCGCCACTACCGTTACCGAATAACGGTGTACCTTTTTCTTGATTAGTTACTCTAGCCTTAAAGTTCTCAAATTCCTCATCTGGTAAAAGTACATCAGTACCTATAATTCCTGGTGCACTCATGTTATTTTTTATAGCATGACGCGTATAATCGCCTGATTGTTTCATGGTAAATTGACTCTCTTTTGCAGCGTCAATCATTGAAAATGGTTTATCATTGCTAAACGGGTTTAATTCGCGCATTTCAATAATCATTTCTTTTGGTATCTCGCGCACTAGTTGGTACTCGTCTTGAGTTTCAATATAACCCTCAACCTCGCCAGTGTCTTTGTTTATAACACGCTTCACGTTGTATGGGTTTAGTAGCTTAAACTCCTGTATATCACCTACTCTAGTATCAGATACCGCGCGAATTGCCATTAAATAGTAAACTCCTTTTATATCTAGGAATGTGCTAATTGAATACCAAAAAAAGTAGTTACTAAAATCAAGTGATTTATCTATAACCGATAAATAAGGGTGGTCAACCATTTCACCTTGTTTATTTTTACCTTTAATGTTTTCAGTACCCATTTGAGCGGCACGTTTGCTGCGCTTGCGTATAGCAGCATAAGGGTAACCCTTGTACATATCTTCATCATTTACTATGACCTGTGACCATTCAGGCATCATTTTACGGTTGCCATACTTGAGGTACTGTTTACCAAGTGGTGTTGATTCGTAACTGTTTTTTGTAAGCGCCTTTACTGCGTTTTGTATGCGGTCTGTTAATTTCATATATTTGTTACCTATATTAATAGCCTATTCTCTTTATATTATAACGTTTATCACTTGAGCCGTTTGCGACCCAATCACAAATCATTGCGCTATCTGCCTCGTCAGGTGAATAGCCTAGTATCTCTTTGAGTTTTTTCTTTTGTATGACACTTGGCTCTAGGTTCTCTTTAAACTCATACGTCATCGCCATTAGCTGTTTGCGTAACTCGCCGATGGTTTCAAGCTCGTTGAATATCTTGGTTTTGCCCTCATCTAAATGCTTAAAAAAATTATAAAAGCCTTGTGACCTACTACTTGCGGTGGCGGTATATTCGGTTATAAACCAACCTTTATTGCGCATAAAATCACGAACGCCCACCCCTACCCCATTGCCTTCAATGGCAATTTGCCTAGCCATATTATCATCGAAACCACGTTGTTGTGCAAACTTAATTAAGGCTAGTGCTGTGCTGTTGCTTATAGCTGTTTCACCAGTAGTATTAACCTCTAACTCCTTTTGCTCGCGTATAATGCCATTTTCCATATACGTTGCTACAGTTTTATCTTTGCCTTTGTCTGCTACATCAACGCCAATGTACTTACTACCTGTACTTAATTCACCTGTCATGGCTCGGTCTATGAGCAATGAAGTGAATAACATATCGTCTTGGTCTATATAATCCCAATTACCCTCGTATAGTCTTTTACGTTCTTGAGTTGGGAGTTGTTTAAGAACCTCAATATAATTCTGTGGTAAGAATGGATTATCTGTAGGCAGTGCTTTTATAAATGCCCGGTATGCGGTTACTAACCTACCATCTATCTCTACATCACCAACCGCCCACTTCTGATAGTTACCTGCACCAGCTTTTATATAAGGGTCGTAATACTCCTCACGAGTAAAGTTTTGACTTGGGTTTCCTGTTATCACTGTCTTACCCACAATATGATATTCTGCGTTGAGAAATCTGTTCTTGCGAGAACCAAGTACATCTTTGGCTTTTTTAACAATCTCACCCCCCTCGTCTATAAGAACGTGGGTCAGATTTAGTGAACCTAATGTATCGTAGTCTGGGTCACTAGGTTGTCTTGCTAAGTCTATAAGCTGAATGCTTGAACCGTTAGTATAAGTAATCAACCCTTTTTGGTCTTGATACTTGAAACTTGCAGATGTGACATTCAGCATTTTATGTGCCTCACGCAAGAGTGAAGTAACAGTTGTCTGTTTAAGTCTGGTTAACTCTTTACGCCCTAACCCTATGCGAATACCAGGATATTTTCTACATTGTAGTAACATCCATATACATAACATAAGTGTCTTGCCTGAGCCCGCAGAACCACCATAATATATCTCAGTTATACTAGGGTCTTCTAGAAGTTCAAATGCTATCTGTTGCTTCGGGCTTAGTAGTATCTGTGTCATCTTCTCTAGCTTTCACAACTTTAATTACCAACTCGTTCATATTAAATAAATCATTCTCGTTAGATGTAATGTCTATTTTCTGACCATAACCGTACTTAGCTAACCACTCCATAGCTTTAGTATCACCTGCCATAGCTTTAGTTAGTGCAACATATACCATAGCTTTAAAACCGTTCTTGCCATATGTTTTAGCCAACTCATCTTTATTTTTGAGTGTAGTTTTTGACCAATCCATATTATCTGCCAGCTCTTTTATAATGGTTGATAGATGAGGTGTACCCTTTGGTAAACCTTTAGGATTGCCCGACTGACCTTTCTTAAATGGCTTTAGTGCGCCACCATGTGGTTGTTCTACCATTGCTACTCCACTGCTTTCGTTAGTTCTGCCCAATTGTCTGGTAGTTCGTTATCATTTGTAAACTTAGCATATCGTTTTCTTATGACATCTACATACTTGGGGTCTAACTCCATGCCATAACAAATGCGGTCTGTTTGTTCACAGGCTATTAGAGTCCCCCCACTCCCGCAAAATAAATCTGCCACAATCTCCCCCTTTTTACTGCTATTACTTATGGCTTTTGCAAATAAGCTGATTGGTTTCTGTGTCGGGTGTAGTTCGTTCTTGTTTTCTTTATCAATCTCCCACACATCGTTATCGCCAGCAGAACCGTAAAATGAACGTTTGCTCCACCCATAAAGTATTAGCTCATACTTTGATTTGTAGTCACTATTACTTACGTTTTGCCTGTTTTTGTTCCAAATAATAATCTGTCTTATGGGAGTTTTTACTTCGGCGAATGCATTCAGTAGGTTTCGTAAATTGTGGCGAGAGCAGCAGATATACCAAGCTTTGTCAGTCAACCCTAGCACTGCTGGTAGCCACTTCTCTATAAACTCAATCTTATCTAACTCACTCCCTGTTTCATTACCAATCTGCTGGAGTTTAGAGTTAGCACTAGGTGTACCATCACCATTTACACTACCAGTAAAGTCCATACCATAAGGTGGGTCAGTAAACACCATATCCGCCTTAATCCCGTTCATCAGCAACTCGACACTCGCCTTGTCCGTACTATCCCCACACATTACTCTATGTCTACCTAATTGATATACGACTCCAAGTTGACTCTCAGGTGGCTCACTACTAACCTCTGGTGCTTCGTCTTCTTCAACTTCCGGCTCATCATCTTGACCATAGTTGGTTAGTGCATCAAAACTTGTGGCTTCGTACACTTCTGCTTCGTTCAACTCGTGAGTAGCTATAAACTCGTCTATACCCTCTTGAGTAATGGTAGCGTATTGGCTAGTAATCTCTAACAGTCTTGCCATTGCTTCTTGCAAACTATCGGCTGGTACTTTGAGATATGGTATAGGTTCGTTCCAGCCCTCTTTATTTAATACTCTTTGTCGTTGGTGACCATCAAGCAAATGCTTCTTTTGCTCGTCATCTTCCCATACATACACCGGATAACTGAAACCTCTGCGTTCAATTACGCCCTTGAGCTTAGCATAATTCTTCTCTGTTAAATCTTTTAAGTCACCTTGCGTTGGTAACAAATCACTTATAGGTAGAGTTGGTAAGTTATTCGGGTTGTGAACTATCATATATACTCCAATCTACACTTTCACACTTGCTACATTTACGATTTACTTTAATAGCCCATTCTACTGGGTTTACATCTTTTTTATGTCTTAAATCCATTTGTCTATTACATACATTACAAATCATTGTTGTAGTAGTTTTATTATGTCCGCATGCGCAAGCCATTACCTACTCACCCTTTCTTCTATAACATGCATGAACCAAGCTAATGCAGATATAGCAAACCAGTATACAAACCATTCGTTACAATAAAATATTAATGCAAAGGGTAATGATACCCATGTGCCTAAACAAAAGTGACAATCAAAGTTAAATAGACGGTATCTTGGTGGTTGATATTTCTCTACAAACTCACGTAAATGTAAGAATATATCAAATGGACCATCATAATCAATTAACATGGCAGTTATCTTATATACAACTAAAGATAAAACAAATAACTTAAACATATTTATACTCTGTTTTTAATGGGTATTTACCAGTATAACTTTGGTCAAGTTTGAGTTTCTTTATAAAGTTAGTGACTTTTTTGGTGTCGGTTTCTGTGCTAACCATTAAGGCAGTTACACTGCCGACTGTAAGGGCATATCTATTTATCTCACCTGTTCTAATAATGCCGCTTACCATATATTTGTAGCGCTCATAAGCACGAACACTTAGTTTCTTAAAATCTTGTGGTGACTTGTATATGTATATGGTGTTTAGTTCTGGTGGGTTCATATTACGTTCTGAAGCCATTTCTTGCGATGTAAAAAGTATTCTATTTGCACTGTATTAGTGTCACTAAAAGATATTATACCACCATTTCTATTATAATGCTTACACTTTACAGTCCAGTCTGTATAGTTACGCATGCCTTGTTGGCGCATAGCTATACCATAATCAATATCTGGTCCTAAAACATTATTTTCATAAGGCTTAAAGTCGTGATTAACGTAATACTCATATTTTGTTAAAAAACAGTAAAATCCACCTGCGTCAATCTCTTGCAAGCCATCGCCTAGTGGTAGGCTAGTAAACTTTTTAGTGTCATAAATATTATCTACTTGCCATGCACCTATATAATTAACGCCCCATCTACCAATCTCTACGCCCTGTATAAAGCCAGCATTTGGTTTACTCTCGTACCCTCGCAACAAGCGTTTTAATGCGAATGGTGGTACTATCGTATCGTCCTCTATACCAAAGACGTAATGCGCACCTGTCATCAGTCCTTTGATTTCATTGTGGATTTTAGCTATACGCAAGCGTCTATCTCGTATTGATAAGTTTTTGACTGGCTTGTCTTTTCTAAAAATACAAAGTCGTTGCTTAAACTTACTCATCTCTGTAAAGTTGCGTACCTTTTCATATAACTTCTTATTGCCACCATCAACAATAGTCAAAAGATTAGTGTTTGGTGGTGCTGTTAGTAGCTCAAGTGAAGCAAACAATCTATCAAGTATTAAGTCCCTACTTATTGGTATGACTATGTTTACTGTGTCCATAAATCCTCATAAAGTGGTTTTAATACCGAGAATGAGTAGTTATTATGTGCAATGTCAAATGCCTCTAACTTCTCTTGTCCTAATTCTTTATTATCTAAACTACACAACCAATCTATCTTTTTAGCAAGTGATTTTGCATTAGCAGTATAAATGTCTATCATTGTTCTAGTCATAAACTCGCTAGTTTTAGTAGCATTTATTAACCACTTTTTAGGTAGTGCTTTTTTATTTGGTGAAACGTCACTCATAATAACAGGTAGCCCACTAGCTAGTGCTTCATTCATGGGTAGGCACAAACCACCAAAACGTCTAGGTAATATCATAGCGTCAAAATCCTTGTACAGAGTAGTAAAATCATCATTGTTACTTGTGTCAACAGTTACTCTTTTATCTTTTACTTCACTTTTTAATTCGTGTTGAGATGTTATAACTAACTCAAAGTTGGCATTAGTATGTTTAAGCGCTTCTAAGACGATTTCAGTGCCATTTCTATCGTGAATGGCTGGTTTACCAATAACATGTAAAAAACGCCTTACACCGCTTCTGTTAAAGTTTAACTCCCTGTTATTTCTAAACTCTTGCAAGTTAATAGGTGGTGGTAAATATACTACTCTATCACCATATAAGTCTTTTACTTTTTCAGTATTCCAGTAACTTGGTGCTAAAAACTTAGTCGGAAGCGGTAACCTGTTATTTTGCAGGTGGTCTAAAAACTCATAATTGTACTGAATATATGACTTTTTCATATCTCTATTAGCGTCTGCCATTATTCGCCAGTTGTATGGTGTTTCGCACGTTATAAAAGCATCTACATTGTGTAAGAACTGTCGGTATTCTTGTGTGTTTGGGATAAGTCCATTGGTTACTATACTATTAAATCCTGAATACCATTCTAAAAACTGCGGTGTCTTGAAGTGAGTACCACTATTTATAATCAATAAATAATCTGGTTTTAGCATCTGAGTAAGCAATCTTGTCTGGTTGCCTAATCCCGTCTTGTCCATTCGTACTATTAATCCTAATCGCATTACTTGCCTCTCATAATTTTTGATTTACCATGAATGTGTATATCTGCGTCATAACCTGGTGGGTTTTTATAATACTTTAGTCGTTCTTCGTGTGGGTGCCATAAGTGAACAAATCCTGCTGGCATATCTCTTAATAGTATTTGTTTCTCTGTATACGGACCTACAAAAAGGTTATCTTCTACACCATATGACTTGAACTCTAGCCATTGGTGATTTTGCCACTGCTCTTTTGTAACTGCTACCTGACCGTAACTACTGGTAATCCAATCGCCTGTTTGTCTGTCCTCATTTTGGCTCCACATAATAGGTGCGTATACCCACCCTGCCGGCACTAATTTTGCAATCTTATCTATAACTTCTTGCACCATGATTAAGTCAGCGTCTAAAAAGAATAATATATCGCCCTTTGCTCTCTCGGCTGCTACATTCTTAGCTCTACCTATAGACCAATCACCAGAGTAGCTTTCAATCACTACAGAGTGTGGTGATGTGAGTGGCAAGTTATTATAGTCAATATCTGTTGAGTCGTTATCACCTATTACAATTTCAATATCGCCATTTAACTTTTGTATACTCTCAATACATCGTATAAGGTTTTCGGCTCTGTTTTTTACTGGTATACAAATTGATATCATTGTAGTTTTTTTCTCACATATAAGTCATCTATCTTGTCGCGGTAGCCGTATAGGTCAATTAACTCCTCTGTGCTTCTATGTTCAAAATCAGTCATTGAGTATTTTGGGTCGTTATAAGGGTGGTCATACCAAGTCTGGTCATGGTAGTTCATCCAGTCAAATACATCACCCCATTTTCTTATCACGTACTCTCGGCATTTCTGGTCATCGGGACGTATACCAAGTGTTGTTGAGAACCCAGAGTGAACATTAGCTTTAACTTCAGTTACATAAAACGTGTCAAGTATATCTAGTTTGTGCATACGAATAGCGTACTCGCTGTCCTCGTAATAAGCTGGATAACAGTTAGTGTCAAATTCACCTACCGTTTCTAGTAGTTCTTTTGATAACGCAATTAAGTGCCAACCCATCTGTGACCAAGTTCCCCATTTTGGCTTGTCTTTATCTAATCGTTCTATAAAGTCGTACATACCATCTGTGAATACAACATTTTGTGACAACATTATCAAATAGTCTTGGTTGTTTTCTATAACTTCTTTACGCCCAATATTCCACGCTGTAGCTACTCCATCATTAACACCAGTACCAACTAAAGATTGTATAGGTTGTTCAGCGGTTATATTCGGTCCATTGGCGTATACAATAACATTTTGCGAGATAGACCTGTCTAGCGTGCCTAAACAGCGGTTTAACGTATCATTATGCACTGCTGGTATTATTACGGTATATGTTACCATGAGTGATTTTCCATATATATATTACAACCGTTTTTCGGTACACCAAATGTGCTTATACTAAAGTCACTTATAAATGGCTTAACAATGTCTAAAAACTGGTCTTTGTGATTACTCTCATCAAATTCTACCGCGTAATAGTGACTTTTTAGTATGCTATTTCGGCTTGCTGCTTGAAGTGTTGGCACTTCGCTTTGCTCTATATCTATTTTTGTAAAGTCAATCTTGTCTATCTTTTTTACAAGCTCGTCATAAGTTATAACTGTAACTTTTTGACCCTTATCAGATAGTTGTGATTCGCCACCCTCGTCAGTTATATATGAAACACCGTTATAATCAGACACCGCCATTTCAACAATACTAACTTGTGCGCCATGCTCAAATAGTGCTTCGTTTTCAGCTATATTTTTTCTTAGTATTTCAAGGTTATTTAATTCAGGCTCTACAGCATAAATATGTACTGGTTGACTGTTGTTATGAGCTGCTGCTAGAACATATAAAGTAAATATACCAATATTAGCACCTACATCTAATACTACATTTTCAGTAATCTTACCCATGTCAAAGTCGTAAATGTTTCTATTAAATATCTCACGAATAATAGCAAAATCATTATCATTATCTTCACGATAATTTATAACGACTTTATTATAAGCTGTTGGTATAGTTATCTGTGTTAAGTTCATTTTATCCCCAATTCTTTAGAAGTTGAGTATATAGCATCGCGCAATTTTATCTTTTCGTTTTGCCACCACTCACTACATTGTTTAGATAATTCATCAAAGTTATTAACACAACTCACTACTGTGCTTGGTATCAATACAGGATTGTCCAATACAGGGAACGGTACACCATCAGGGAATAGCTGTTGATGATATGCGCTATGAAAGGCTATTGGTATAGCACCTGATTCTAGTGTTTCGTATAGCCTGAACGAGTCAGCACTATGACCGCCTGGTAAACAGATTGATACCTTAGACTGAGATAACACCTCGCAAAACATCTCGTAAGGTAGCCCCCTAGCAAAGCCGTTGGTTTCTATAGAATACCCGCCATTCATCTTGCGAGTTTGTTCGGCTATTCTTACTCTAAATGGGTCAGTAATTTGCCCCATTATGCACCAGTTATATATTCTATCATTGTCAAATTGTGGCACTTCACGTGACGGACCAAGCGGTATATACTTGTCTACACCTTGACGATTGCCTGGATACTGACAAAATACTTTTCTATTTTCACCAACTAATTTACCAGTATCAAAATTGTATTCTTCATCACCTGTTTTTATCACTAGACATGACTTTAATTTATTAAGGTTTGCACCTATCTCATCAATATGTCGCCATGATTGTATCATTACTATACCTGTATCAGCGTCATCTGGTATTTGCCCTATGATATGTTCTTCGTCTTTTAAGATATCTTCTAACAGGTAAGTATTCCAATATCCTTTGGCACGAGTATCTTCTTCGGTGGTTAGCCAGTAAACTTTCATTTGAATACCACCTCTAAAATCTTTTCTGCCCGATTAGTATAGGTATGGTCTTTTTTTACAATCTCGTGACATTCCTTTTGCAACGCTTTACGTTCAACTGAATGCTCTAGCCAGTAATCAATCTGGGTTTTTAAGTCTTGTAAATCAGGATAGTTATATGTCGCTACCGGCAATCCTAGTGTTTCAGTATTTGGTGTAATTATAAATCCACCTCTACCGACTACTTCGGTTAATCTATCTGAAACGTAATTTTCTTTACCACCAAAACATGAGTCGCCTATGACAATTTTTGCGCTTGCGTATAAACTGTTTAACGCGCCTTGTCGCACCACTCCTAACCCATCGTTACCGTAATGTGCAAACTTTTTACCATATGTGTTATACAAGAAGTCTATCAGTGTCCGTCTGTATTCATATTCGTGGTGATAGTTTTTTGAACCTGTAAATACAACTTCGTGTGGATACTTTACATAACTTGGTTCTGCCATATAACATTCTCGTTCTACTACTCCGGGTGGTAAGTAGTGCCAGTTAAGACCTAGTTTATCGTATACTGCTGCTGCTTCTTTTGAGCCATCTGCCATAAATATGTACTCGGTAAACCATGTAGCTTCTTTGCCAACATCTTTTACACGATTAAGACCTACCCAAGTATCAAGATGCACCGATACAGTAGGCACGCCATGTTTTTTATAATGTGCAAATACTTGTTTTAGGTTTCTAATAATATAGCTGGGGTCATGAGTGTGAGAATACACAAGCATATCAAGCGTTCTCATAGAAGCTATTAACTGCTGTGCAGATGTTCTATTTTCTTGAAAAGTTATTACTTCATGCCCAAGTTGCTCAAATGAGTACTTGCGTTCGTTCTCTGTTGAGAATGGTGGTATAAAGTTGCCTATGAAGCCTATTTTCATTTTGACGCCTTTATCTTTTTACCGTTACGATAACCTTTTTTATTGAACAATCTATCAAGTAATCTTTTGCGTCGTTGTTCTCTGTTTCCGCCAGGTGGAGTAGCAGAAGTAAGTATAAATCTAGACAATACAGGGTGTTTGCCTTGACCTCTTAGACCTTTTTTTCTGTTCTCTCTGTATTCTGTTTTATTCATAAAACCTCAAACTCAAATAGGGTAGCACCACCGCAAGATAATGCTACCCTATTTACTTTTGTTGATGTTCTTGCGGTGTTTAACATGATTGCTTTTTTTTAGTAACCTATTCTGTTTGTATTATACCGCTTATGCACCGGTACTACAATAGGTTGAAGTTTACTATATGTTTTAGCAAAACCATATATTTGGTCTACACTATTAACTCCATGTTTGCGTATATTATCTTTTAACCGAAGTAAATGTATTTTTTCTCTACCGTCTAGACAAGTAAATGATACTGCAGAACTAAAAGCTGGGTTATTTCTATGAATAGTTATTGTAACCGAGTTTTGTTTATTTTCTACAGTAAACTTGTTGTGCATACTTTATTATGCGCACTGTATACTGGACTCTGTCAAGCGATATTTTTGTACTTTTTTACAATTAAGTATAAAAGTGTTGCTAATATAGCGAGTGCAATTGGTATGATTATCTGTAAGTCACTACCAACACGTGGCAACTGTCCGTTCTCTGGTCTTGGTGCAGAACCGGCTACTTGCCCCTCTATACTTTCAAAACACTGGTCTAATGGGGTTTGTTCGGCTAAGTGACAGCCGGTGGGGGTCATTACTTGTCCTTGTTTATCGTTCATTATTTCTCTCCGTTTATTAAATCTGTAAAATTGTTTATCTCAAGCGTTAAACTCAATTTGTTTATTTCGGCATTGCTAATCCTTTCTTTAACTTGTTCTTTAGCTTTTAATCGTAAATAGTCTTGGTATTCCATAAACAAAAGCCCAATCGGCAATCTTGCCCATACAAATCGTATGAACTCTCTGTCTTCTGGGTTATCTAGGTTTAACATTTTGCATTTCCTTTATGTACTCAATCGCTTCTAACGCCCCTTTGCAAACTTTTGTCGGTATATTAGCATTGTTCAATCTCTCAATCCATACTTTTTGATTTTCACTAATCACTCCACCTTTAATTCGTTTCATCTCAACACCTACAACTCTATTACCTACTATTACAAATAAGTCTGGTATACCTGATTGCACGCCCATGTTTTGATTATGTCGTTTTTGTGACCAACTTTTTGTATAGGTACTATTAGGCGTATGCCAGTAGTATAACTTATTAGCTTTTAACCAGTTAATAAATACTGCTTGCTCTATTTCTTCAGTTGGTACGCCAATTGGTAGGCTCACTCTAATGCCTTATTTATTTTATTTAGTGCATTGTTTAAGTCTATCATCTGACCTATATCTCGCATACTAGCGTCTTTTGTATCTACCATATTTTGCAAGGTTTCTAAGTCATTTACAATAACAAACCTTATAACTTCTAGTTCTTGATTGGTAAAGTTTATACTCATACTACTCTTTGTCCTTTTGGGGCTTAGTTGTGTGATGCCAACAAGCACAGTATTGACACTCATAAACTCGTGGTTTAACCCCGAACACTTTCTTTCTTCTTACTGCTGCTGCACGTGCTGCTTTCTTAGTATAAAAGAACTTCTTATTGGTACAGCCTCGCCACTTAGCGTAAGTTTGGTTAGTTTCTATCTCTGCCATACTACTCTTTGTTAGTCTTAAATAATTCAATAAGTTCTTCTATTTGGCTATCAAACGACTCTTTTTCAGTATAGTTGCAACCGTTCCATAAACGGAGTATCAGTTCTAGTAAGTCAATTTGCACATCTCTAACCATCTTGCCAGCCTCACTCTTAATAAATACTTCTAGCTCTTTAGTGTCTTTGTTCATAACCTACCCCCTCGTTCTTCAACATAATCAACGCAATGGTAGTAGCCAGGACGAGGGTCAGTGGCGTTATGTGGAGTGTGGGTATCTCTAAGAGTTACTGTTCGCCAAAAGAACCATAGAAACCTTTTTTGTACTGCCCATTGGTAGGGGTGAAAGGGGTTCTCGTGCTGTATTCTATAGTTTGGTTTGTCTTTATTCATTAGATAGCTCCAACCAGTGTTTTATCATATCGTTTGTAACCAGTCTTTTAGGGTCAGTTATTCTGTCCTCGTTGAGCCATTGTCGTAAGAAACTTATATTCTTCTCGCTAGGTTTAGCCTTTTTAACTTCTTCTTCTACTAGGTTAGAGATGGCTTCTTGTGCCTGAGTACGCCATCTGTCGGCTTCTACTCCATCGTTGAATGGTGTGTGACCAGCTATAAGACTTTGTACATCATTTGAGTATTTTGCGAGTATCTTCTCTACAATCTCTCTAAAGGTTGATTGGTTCATTTATACCTCCATATATGTCCATTTTGGCTATGCGTTTCATTTCTGTAACAATATCTCTTGTTGGGTTATTAACTCGTTGTGGTGGTGTTTGGTTATTAGATAATTTGATTGGCTCTAGCTTCTTTAGTTTATCTTCCATTATTGTTCCTCAACTTTTTTAGTCTGTTATATAGCCTCTCGTCTGCCTCTACAATCTTTAGTCTATGTCTTGATATTTTCATATCGTGTTTAGCTATACGTGACTCGTGGTACGCTTTTGATAAACTGCATAACGCTGCGTATGCACTTGCTAATCTTTGTTTTTTATCGTTACTCACATTACCTCCCTTAATCTATTACGCATATCTTTTAATGCTTGGTTACTCTGACTCATCTTTAAGTACCTCTAGTAGTTCTTTCTTAGATATACTATCAAAAGTTTTTCTGACTAGTCTTTTTACATCGCCCTCAACCTTAAAATCTTCTACAAATTGTTGACTCATAGTTTCTACTTTGTTGTGCATTTCTTTGGCTATTTCGCCACCAAACTCGTCAAACAGCTCCTCCTTGTATTGACTGGCTATAATTTCTGCAAGCTGATAAGCAAATGTTTCACTTTTCAAGCAATCCATAACTAACTTTTCTAAATCTATTTTCATTTCTTTCTCCCTATTCTTTTAATTCTTAACAGCTTACGAACCAAGTACCACCTAAGTTTTGAGGGTTGTGCAACTAAAGTACAACCGTCTAATAAAAATTCACCAGTTATAACTTTATCTTCGTGTAAGATTATTGTTGTGTTACTTAAGTCCATCTCTTTACCTTTCTTTTAATTCTAGTAAGCCAGTTTCGGAGTGGTTTTTTCTTTTTTTTCGGACTGTTTGCCCATAACGGGTTCTCGATTGGTGGATGTTCTGCGAAGTAGCCCACTGGGTCTGGCATTTTTACCGTGTTAAAAGACTCCATATCCTTATGCCATTCGTTCCAATCACCTTTTTGTTGTTTGATGGGGTGTATTTCACGGTCTTTAACACTCCAATATGGGTAGTAGACTGTTCTTGCACCTAGGCACAGTACAGGGTTCTCTAAGTCTGTTTTAATATCTTGGACTAGCTGGTCTGGTTTTGGTTCATTAAACATAAGTTTGTGTAGCCCGTATGAGAAGATGTCCAAGACGTAACGGCTTTTCCATACTGTAGTTGTGTGTACCTTGACTTTACCTTTATAGTTACCTTTGTATTTTGGTATAGTGATTGGTTTACTCATTCTATCCACTCGTACTCTCTATTTGGTACTTCAGCAAAGAATAGGATAGATAGATATCTGGTGTGTGGCTTTTTATCTTTACTACATTGATAAGCATACTGTTCTTGCTTGTCGTACCAAACTGCTGGGTGTTCATTTACTATAAGGGTTTCAACTCTTACTTCACCACTGTAGTCTTTCTCAACTCGTTTCCATTCAACCGTTACTATATACTTCATACTAGCTCCTTAACTCTCAAACTTACTTAATTCTGTCTTTAGTGCTATTACTTCTTCGGGTGTAATCCATATAAGATTCTTTCGAGACGAGAACTTCAGGGTAAACCAATCTTTTCGACCAAAGAACTCACCTTTTACTCGTCTTATAATAGGTTTTTCTAGCTTACTCATTTTAGCAGCTCCTTATTAGGTATTGGTTTACTCATCTGCTAACTCCTATTTCTGCGTCAGGGTATTCTTTACAAGCCTCTAAGTATTCCTCGACAAACGGTACAAAGTGTTCGTACAAGCCCCAACCGTTCTCAGAGTTAAACTTTTTGTAGTACTCAGGGCGTTTCTTTAGGTCTTTTAACCCTCTCTCTAGTGCTGGTGTGATGTCTTTGGCTAGTTTCCAGCCCTTTTCTTCTGGTCGCCAGCAAGCATAGTAAATACCTGCTTTGTCTGCCATCTCACCGAGATTGTGTGTTATATTGCGACTGTAAACCTCGTCAGTTACGTACTCTTGCTCACCAACCGTAGCGTTAGGGTATCGTTCTCTGACTTCGTCAATAGTAAGTTCTCTTGTGTTGCTGTCCTCTCTTATAAAGACTCCAGTGTCAACCTTTTTGTTTGGTTCTTTAGTTATTAAGTAAACATCTAGGCTCATACTAGCTCCTTAACTCTAAGTATCTCAAACAGTATTGGTAATCTGCCTGGCTCATATCATCTAAGTTTGTAGTTCTACAATACCGTTTCTCTTGTATTCCTATATAAGTTGGTACACCTACAAATAATATAAGCAATACAACCACCCCCAAACCTACTGCTAACCAACTATATTTTGTACTATTCATTCTGCCCTCCTGACTGTTAAACATTTATTACATCTTAAAAATCTATATTCTGCTACTATTTCTAGGGTTTCTTGTAAGTGTTGGCAGTTTAATTCTCTAAAGTATTTCATTGTTTGCCTCGCTTGCCACCACGTTTACCTGCTTGTCTGGCTCGTTCTGGGTTAGCAGCAAAACCTTTTTTGCCTTTATATGGTGCTGTACCACCTAGAGTTCCACGTTTCTTTATAAACTCTTTATATGCTTCTAAGCCCATACGCTCTATCATTGTTTTTTCGGCTAGTTTACCGTTACCTCTAGTCATATACGCTCCAGTATTTCTAACTCACCCATTGGCACTTCGTATACTTCTAATTTACCATTAAAGCCTATTGGGTAAGATTGTATTGTTTTACCGCTTAAATAATATTCTTCAGGTAAACTCTTAGCTTTGGTGAATGTTATCTTGTTATGTGTCCCTACTTTATGTTTGGCTATTAAAACCCTGCGGTCTTTCCAGCGTGGTTGCCATATTTCAATTTCTTGGCAAGGTGTTAGTCTACTTAGTTTCACGTTTTATTTCCTCCTCTAATTGACTTCTTATTGATTCATATTCGTTACGTTTATCTCTGTATAACTCATACAATACACTTAACTCACTCTTTATCTTTGCTGCCTGGTCTAGCAAACTCTGGTAGCTCGGGGTGTTTGTAGTAAAGTCGTTTTTTGCTTTCTTTGTCATAGTGTACGCCGTAACCTTTCATAGATGGTGGTTTTAATGGTGATAGCGTAACAAAGTTAGTATCTATGTCGTACAAGTATCTACCTATACCCCACTGCACTGCTGCTCGCTTCATTGAACCTGATAGTCCACCTTTTACTTTTTCAATCGCTGTTTGTTCTGCACCGTCCCACTTAGTGATTGGTACTTCGTTATGTAATACAGTAATTCCACACAATACACCACCGCCTGGTGCTTCGGTAAACTCATTATACCAACCGTCTATACCAAATACATTGTCTAATCTGTCCATAATAGCTCTGTTTGTTACATAAGCTAATACTAATGCCCAGTATTTTACTTCACCTGTTTTATTATCGTTTTGCTTTCCAGCTTGTTGTACTCGCCATTCTATATGCTCAGGTGAGAACGGTGCTTTTAGTTGTTTTTCTTTATCTAACATATTTACTCCAATTCTTTATAAGATACACTGTTGCACTTGGCACTATTACTAATATACTTAGGTTAAATACCCACTCAGGTATCATGTTTGCTATTTGTTTCATACTTTCAACTCTCTTTCTTTTTGTGCTATATATTTTTTTAAATCTGTTCTAACGTCTAACGTGCCTTTATAAGCAATACTATATAACTCTGTAAGCATTTGTAGCTGAGCGTTCTCTACCGATACTCTTACGAGTTCGTCTGTAATTATCTCAGTCATCGTCTTGCTCTAACCTTTCTAATAGTTCTTCGGCTTGTTCTACAAGCTCGTCAAACTCTTGTTGCTTAGATAATAGCCAGATAGCATCTTCTTTGGTTTCAAGATTATATCCACCATGCTCTATTACTTCTAGTAGTGATACACTCATGCGTGTTCTCCACAATCCATGCAGTAACCAAACTCGCTTATTTCAGCGTCACAACACATACTTAATTCTTCACCATGCACTTCTTGTGCTAGTCTACGCATTGTTGCTTGTTGTACTCCTAGCGCTTCAAACACACTGTCACGATTGTTCCAGTTGTCCTCTAATTGTTGCAATCTGTCTGTATCATTTCCCATTACGCCACCGTTCCTTTTGGTAATGTATATTTTGAGTAGGTATTTTCGCTGTGTAGTAATACTGTGCTTCTCTTTGGCTTTCCGTTCTCAAATAATTCTGCTGTTATTACATACTCTGGTGTTACATCTATGACAAAACTATAGTCATTCCATTTGTCGCCTACTTTTAGGTTTAGTTCTCTAATTGTTTTCATTTTCTTTGTCCTCCGCTTATTTAATGTAGTTTAATTATATCAAATCAAGTTATGCATGTAAATAGTTTTACATAACTTTTTTTATAGTTTTTTTTAGCGCTTTTCAAACCTGTCGGACGTCTTCAGACAATAGATGTGATATAATAACCATCTGGCCCCATTGGTTGTTATCCGCTCCCAATGCGGGTCTTTTTAGTTTACTTTTTATAATTCGTAATATATAATCTACTTAACCAGATATTGCTATTTGGTTCAAAATTAAATAGAAAAGTATTGACAGCGAGGGTGTATTTGCTATAATTAAGTTAATAGCAATATCGTTAAGCACTCGCAGGTCGGGTGCTTCTTTATTTAGTGGGTACATTTCAACTATGAACAGTAGTTTTGTAGCTCTACTGTATAAATAAAAAAAGACCACAACTTATAAGTAATCAAATCAAATCTTGGCTCTACTTGCCAGTAACCAAGTGACCAAGTTACTTATATAAATAGACTAACAGTCTTTACTGAAAACTAACGTGATTGCTATAGCGTTATACCAATGTTCTTGGTGGTCAGCAGTTTAAAGGAGTTAGTACATAGTAGAACCATAATCAATCAACTGCTCTACTTGGTCAGTAAAGGCTAGACTATTGCACCAATCTTAACTTACTTATATCGTCACTAAGTAACATTAAGAAATAAGTTATTGTATCTTATTCACTTAAACTACAATAAGGAGTATATAAAATATATAAGTAACAGATGACGGTATTGTAAACTTATTAATACGGGTTTATTATAACCATAAGAGTTTGTACTTACACTATGCACATATACAATAGGTTGGGGTTCTCATAGCAACACTTCTTACTCTTGGGGTGTTGACTTTTTATTTCATAGGCGTATATTAGAATCACAATTAAAAAGGATATTTAGGCAAGCATCATACAGTAATTCGTAGCCGACATTATGAGATTAGCGATTATATCAATAGCTGCCCTCGCCTTACTACAATTTAATCCCTCACCTAACCTAGACACATCTAAGGCTGAACCGATAGTATCTAATTTTATTTCACAAGGTATTCATAGTCCTAAGTTTGTAGATAGAAGTAAAGAAGCTCAATCAGCTCATCAACAAGACATACAACGTGAACAAGTTCGTGTGGCTGCACTACAAGCGGCTGAACAAGCGAAACAAGCTCAAGTCGTAAATACACCCATTCAACCACAAACAACGCCTAAAACGCCTGTAAACGTGCCAGATGATATATATATGCAACTTGCTTATTGTGAGTCTGGTGCTAGATGGGATTATAACGGTTCATCTGGTTACGATGGGGCGTTCCAGTTTTCACCAGGCACTTGGTCTGGTATGGGTACAGCCTATGCGTATGCTTACCTTGCACCACCAGAAGTACAAATAGATGCTGCTAAAAGACTTATAGCCAGAAGTGGTTGGTCACAATTTCCCTTATGTGCAAAGAAACTTGGTATGCTTTAGTGGAGTATTTAGGGGGATTTGGGTTATTTCTACTAGGTTTTGTTGTTTGTCTTTTATTTATAAAGTAGTATAATTTTAGTGCAGTCAAGTTTAGTTAGAAAGTCAAGGTAAAGTTATGTCAAAAAAAGAATTAGGAGCAGTTGAGTTTGGTACTGTTGATTGGGAAACCGTAAAGGTAGACCCACTTATAGCTCACAAAGACTCGTATTATGTGCTTATTAGTCACCAAGAGCTAGACCACTTAGTAGGTCGGTTAATGCAAATGTGTGATGTAATGGGTGATAAAGAACAAAGAGATGCAGTAAAGAGTGAAATAAAGTATCGTACTAGAGAATGGCTAGACGATAAATATGCAATGGCTGGTTACGTGAACCACGAAGTCGTAGCTAAGGCAAAAGTAATAGAAGTATAATTAACGAACTTGCTTGACTGCAAGTTTTTTGGTATCATTAAATGACAAACGCCCCGAATTGACGGGGCTTTGCTCGTTCAGTATAATAGAGTTACGCTTGGGATATCAATCACTTTGGTGGTTGGTAAGAGAGATAGTGTAACCGCAGCACAAGGCAGTATACTGCCTAAGAATAAGTGGTGGCGAACTTATTCTCTCTTACTAGTTACTAGCTAGACCTTGCTCTGCGTGAGCCTAAAGACCCACAAATATCGTACATTGGCTCTTCGGAGTCCTTTAACCTTTGTATGATAGAGGGTCTTTTTTGTTATACAAACTAACTCCCCTTACACGTCATTGTGCAAAGGGAGTCATACTAGCGAAAGAAATCATCGTAATCATCTGGCAGTACCCAGTCCTCAATTTTCCACCAGATGTATTGTACGAGATGACGCAGATTGTTTAACATACACCCCTCAAATCGTTGAGTTGAATCTGCAAACTAGACCGTTCAGTTTCTCGCTCACCAATGTCACTCACAAGTTTAGCATGTGAACCACGCAGACTTGAAAGCTCAACATCAATGCCCCTTATTTCCATCTCAAGAGCTTCTACCTGTACATCTCTTGCCAAGCGTTGCATATCCGCCGTCCTTTTACGATTCATATAAGAAAGTAGGTCTGATGACTTCATCGTTTGCGATACGTTGTTCGCTTTTTGCGACTACGTTTCGGCTTTTTAATGTTAGGTGCTTTGCTCGCTTTCACTACCGCCATATATTCCCCCTGTCGCTGTAGTTACTTTAATCGTACTCCTATATAAATCTTATGTAAATAAAAACACCCCCTAAGAGGTGCTTTAAGTTTTGTGAAGTTATAACAGCGTATAACCGATGTTAGTATACCATAAAAGCCACCAATCAAGGTGGCTAGTATGTTGATAGGGGAGGGTGAGCCTACCAATAGTTAACGTCCAGCATTAACGTAAAAACTATAGTAACACACTTATGTTATATATGCAAGTTTATTGACAAGCTTCGCATTCGGCAAGCAAATCTGGGTCTATCGGACACGTTAAGGGTTTGTCCCAATCTTCTTGTGGAGCTTTCATGACTTTGATACGTTAAATGCTGCTAGACCAGACACTACTGTCACAAGACCTGTGTATAATGTTACTTCTTTGTCACCTATAATGTTTTGACTTCTTAAGTAGACTACTACTGGAGCGGATAAAGCCATTACAACATATATAACGGCACGAACTTTTGCTGGTGGGTTAAGTTGCATCTTATCTCCTAAACTGCGGGAATCCGCCTGTTAAATAACTTACAAAGACTAGAAGTCCCACGACCACTGCTACAGGATAACTAAACTGTTCTACTACTGGTAAAACGGTTGCTAGAATTGTCATCACCACTAAAGCGATTACAAATGCCACCACTCCATAAACTATTGCTACTAATATATTCATTAATTACCTCCTGTATTCTTATCTACTCTGTTTAGTGTATCACGGTCAGATTGCTTAAAGCCAGCACTCTCAAGTTGTTGTTTTAAGGCTTCATTTTCTGCTTTTAACACATCAGCCTGTTTCTTATAATCGTCACGTTCTTTATTGACTGCTTCCCACTGATATACACGTTTATATATTTCTCTACCTTGTGGTGTATGCCACGCTCTATATATAGCATCTTCACAGGGTATGTTCATTAGATACTCTATACCTGTGCCTATAGATTCAGGCTCTACGTACATCACTGCTTTACATAACATATTCGCTGTGTTTTTATTTGACATATTACTGCTTCCTCCTTGAAAGTATGGTAATGGGTCTACATAACCCAGAAACCCATTGTTATTATTGCTATTCGGTGGTCTGATACCAAAATGTAAATGTGGACCAGATGAGTTGCCAGTGTTACCAGATAAACCTATCTGCTGACCAGCACTTACTCTACCACTTGCAACCTGTATTACTGACAGGTGACCATATACAAACTGTGTCCCAGTATCGTTTGTCAAAAATATGAATCTACCATAACCGTTAGCTTCAAAGCCTGAACGTATTGTACCAGCCTCAACAGCTACTACAGGTGTTCCAGTAGGCAAACCGTAATCTATACCATTATGACCAATCATGCCAAACTGAGCGTAAGCCGCTCTGCAACAAGGGTCATTGAAAGTTTGAGTAGTTGGGTATGAACCGTTAAATGGTAATCTCATTACTATTCTCTACTAGCTAGTTTATATAAAAGCCATATTGTAAATGCCGAAAATATAGCGCCCATAGAGTTAGATAAAGCATAAAGTATACCTATAGAGTTTACTTGAGTGGTGCTTCTTTTTAAGTCACTAGTAATAGTTAAAATATCAATTACTATTGGTACAAACTGGTTAAACAATATAATGAGTGATAGGGCAAACAATATATATCTAACTATTCTTACATTCTTGTCTTTTGACTTTTTTACACCTCTTGGTAGTGGCAATCTCATAAGTCTTAGTTGTTTGTATATAACTAAAAGTATAAAGGCTACAGCACCTAATCTAAATAATAATAGTATAAACGCAAAGTGCTTAATGTCCATTATTGCCTCCAATAGCTTTATAAAGTACCACTGTTATATGGTTTTCTTTAAGTATTTTAATAAGCTTTTTAGCTTCAATAGTAGATTTTTTAGCAGTTTTTTTAATTTCTTTATGTGCTACAGTTTCTTGTTTCTTTATATCTTCTATGTTCTCTTTAGATATACGTTTCATTCTTTAGCCACCTTAATTTTATCAGACAGTAATCTCATTGCTTCAGCATTTAGTTCTAAACTTTTTATATTAGCGTCTTTGGTCATTAGTAGCTCTTCTTTTGATTGCATAACATAATCTATAAAATTTTGGTCAGATTGTTTCTTTTCTCGGTACTGATATACAACTACAAATCCTAGCAATACTGCCACTACCCAGCCAAGCCCACTCTCAAGTAGTTTTTGTATTGCTACTTCCATGCTACACCTTATATTCAGTAATCTTCAGGGTTGAAGCAGCTACTCCTCCAAAACGTCTTGAGCCTGCTGTACCGTTTAGTCTTGTTGTACCGGCATTATGATTACCACTTCTTATTTTATATGTTCTAGCAGAAGTTGAACCTGCAACTACTACATGTCGTAGTGGTATTGTTTGGGTTGAACCAGAAGTTTGAAACCAGTTAGCAGTTGCAGCTAATGCGTTTGCTATAGAATCTTGAAACAATGCTACCGTTTGATTTTCAACTGATACAGAAGCATTAAATCCAATCATAAGACTAGCTTCAATCACTAATAAGTTAGTGGCTGATTTAGGTGTGATTGCTTTCGTAAGATACTCGTCACCCTCTGTATTTTGTGGGATAGTATCATCACAAGGCATTTGAGTAGTACCTGAAGATGTTGCGGTGACTTCTTGATATTGTATTTGCTGTATAGCATTGTCGCCCTCGCCCATGTAGTCATAAAAGAATATATCATTACCACTTAGTATATCTAACTCTGCTGCTGTTAAAACATCAAATGGTGTAAAATCTGGTGGTACTTGATAAGCCATAAATAATCCTTTCGTTTAGTTTTATTATATCAAAACAGGGTTGACCATATTTTATAGCGAAATTCTTGAGTATAAAATGAGCTGAACTTATCACCACTAGAATTTGATGTAGTATAGTAATCAATCAACAATTGGCTTACAAATGTATCATCGCCAGTGTTTGTTTGATTGAGTATATCTACTGTACACCATCGTGTCTTTAATCCGCTATTATCATACCGCTTGTAAAATGGTGCTATATTAAACCATGTAAACTCGCCACCATCTGGTACAACGTGCATTACTTCTGCCTTTAAACTAACCGGTCCAATCTGCTGCCATACGTCTTTTACTTGATTAAAATTAGTTATATCAATAGCTGCTTGAGCTATAAAACCACCATCAAAAGAAGTAAAACCACTCATAGTAACTGTATCTTCATGTATCAGTCTAGGTGTATTTGGGTTTGTATCTATACTTTTTCTATTTGTACTGTTATAAATCTCTGCCATTTTAACTCCTTTAAGGGCTTAACACGTCAGTGCCATCTAATACTGATTGGTCAAGAATAAAGAATGTTCGCGCACGCTGTATCTTGGCAGTAAGAGATTGACTAAAACTAGCAGCTTGCAAACTATTAGTTATTTTACTAATTATATAGTTATCTGATGTATTACCGTCGTTTACTGTAATACAGTCACCAATCTGTAATGCAGGGTTGCCCTTGACCTTTATCTCTACAACTCCACCATACTCACTGTAATAATCAAGTAAGATACTAGCCATGCTTTCAGCTGCAGATTGTGTTTGTATAAAGTCATTTTCTATTGTTAGTATTTTTTCTTCGTATTTATCAACAGAAGTATTGTCTTGGTCACGATAATCTATAGTACGAACAACAGGTGCAGGTGTACCAAATATAGTAAGCCCTGTAATAAAAGCGTTAGTAGTAGAAGTATTAGTCCAAGTTACTTTTATAGCTACATCAAATATATCTACATCAGTTATAGATATATCACTTGTTAAGTCTATACCTGTGCCATCTTGGTTTGAGTTAGCAGTATAAAAATCTATATCTGCCACTGTAGTAACAGGGTTCTCAAATGAGTAAAACAACTCAACCGAGCCACCTGCCGGCACTAACTGTTCTTGCGATGTGCCATCATCGTCAAGGTTAAATATAGGTTGAATAGTTTGTACTTCTCGTACATTTGCCTTTATCTGTACAACATTTATAATTTCATCATCAGAACTTACCTTTATATCATGAGTGTTTGACTTATCAAAATAGTAAACAGGCGTAGTAGAACGAGAGTTCTTATTTACAAAACGTATAATACCCATTTCGTCCATGTATAAGCTACCCATTTCTGCTTGCATTATCTTACGAAAAGCGTCACCGTATGTTGTGCCAATTGGGAACCAAATAAAAGGTATCTTGTTGAATCCAGTTTCTAGTATATATTGACCAGTAGTAAGACCGGCTAGTTGTAACAGTTCTTCTATTACTTCGTCAGTACGCAAATCTTCATATATAACTGTTTGGTTAAGCGGCTTATTAAACAGAAATGCTAGAAAATCAGTAGCATGAAAACTAGCTTGCTTACTTGACTCTTCAATAACAGGCATTTTCTCGGTTAAACCCACGAATGACGGTAATAACTCACCATTAAATCCTGATAGTAATCGTAATGGTCTTTTCGGTATTATGTAGCTGTCAATTGGTGAGCCACCATTGGGAGTAAAATAGTCATCTGTATTATTAAATGTTACATCTGCCATTGCCATTGATACAGAGTATGGAAAGTCCTCCTCGCGTTGCCATTCCATGCTTATAATACGGTTTGAGTAATCACTGTATGCGTATTTATCCCACTCTTGTATTACATTATTATCTGATGGTGCTAGTATATCGTCACCGTTAAGTACAGACTGGTCAAGAATAAAAAAATCAAGTGTAGGGTCAAATGACTTGTCAAAACTAAACCGAGTACTCCAAGATAATGGTCTTAACTGACCATTGGCTATTGTGTCAAATGATGTACTACGAGATAGCATATTGCTCCAGTAATGTAACTTCAATACCTTTTATTTGATTACCGTCCCAGAATATATCTTTTTCATTAATACTTACCTTGACTGGCACACTAATACCATAGTAAGGCACTGATAAGGTTGGGTAAGTCAAACTACTAAATTGGTCAAAGAATATAGCGTATAGGTCGTTATAGTCATCTTCACATAGATTATTCCATGATACGTCCCATGACCTATTAACATTTATGTAATCAGTATAGAGTGTGCCATCAAGCGTTCTATTATCTGTAGCATTTTGACCACTAATCTGTATAAACTTAGTTGGTACTGGTAATACTATCCCACCCAGAGTTATTACTATATTCGCCATTAAACTGTACTCCCTCCGGTGCTTAGCATACCACCACCTAATTCAGGCAATCCTTTAGCACGTAATTCTTCATTAATTGATTCTATCCCGTCTTTATTTATCTCTCGCCAGTCTGAACGTGAACGTGCTACTATACCACTATTGTTTTGCGTAACATTGACTATATACTTTTTAGTATTTGCGCCTGTAAAGCCCTCTCCTGCGATATTCGGCGCAAGTGTAGCATTACCACCAAAACCGCCCAATATGTCGCTAGACGCGCTCTGTGCAGTGCTGACAACACTTCCAGCAGCACTTGATATACCATTAGCCATACCGTACATAAGATTCTTACCAATATCTGCCATAACTTTAGATGGTGAACGTATACCAAAAAAAGCCTTAACAGTATTAAGACTATCGGCTGCAATTCGTTTGATTGTATCTATCACTGCACCTGCACCACTTCTTATACCATTTACTATACCACTTGCAATATCAGCCCCAACCCTAAAGAATAAACCAACTAGACCACTTATAGTGTTATACATGTTAACGAATGCTTGAGCTGTTGCTCTACCGGCGTTAGTAGCTGAATCTTGTAACCAATTTATTGCTTGTAATACTTGTCTAATAGCTCCAACTGCTACACTCAACACTTTTACTAATGCTAATATACCTACAACTAATACTCCTAGTATTACAAGCAATGCAACTCCAAGTATTTTTGCAAGAAGTATTATTTCTTCTCTATTCTCTCGCCATATACCAAGCAAGTTAGTACCTATTTCATTGGCTAATATCATAAACTGTTGCCAAATAATATCTAGCACTGGTTTTAACTGTTCAAATACACTTTTTAAGTACTCAAATATAGTAGTAAAAGTCCCAAACTTTACTTGCAAGTAAGTCATCGCAGCCACAAGTGCAGTTACAGATACCGCTATAGCAAGAACCGCAAGACCAATCGGGTTTGCATTAGCAGCAATTGAAAATGCTATGGCACCAAGTTTAGCTGCAAGGAAACCAGCAACAATAGCAGCGAAGAACGCCTTTATTGTATCTGTATTATTTACCATCCACTGGAATGCTCCAACAGCTTTTGGCAGTGCTTCTTTTACCCACTCCCCAATACTTTGACCAATACTTCGCAATCCACCAACTAATGCAGGGTCTTTTAATAGCAGTCGTACTTGTTCAAGTGTTTGTATAAACGTGTCACCAAGACCACCCTTTATAAATTGACTTGTATCTTTATCTACTCCTAATATAGCTGAACCTAAATCACGAAATGCTGATTGCAATCGTATAAATACACCATCTATAGTATTAGCTCTACCCTGTAATAGTTCAACTGGTAATACACGTTGTAGTTCGTTGAATAAACTTTCCGAGCTAATTGCAGCTCCTCTAAATGACTTGTCAAGAATAATACCTCTACCTGCTAGAATATCGTATTGGTCAGCGTCTAAACGCCCTTTGGCTGCTGCCCGTCCAACTACTTGAGAGAACTCATCAAAAGTAATCATTCCTAGCGATACACCACGAGCAAGTATTTTTACTTTATCTGTCAAAGTATCAGAAGCTTCACCAAAACCACGCAAGTTACTAGCTGCTTTAAATAAGTCCTCACGTTGAAACAAAACACCTAAGTCTGACCGAGCAAATGCAACCAACTCCCCAAGCACCTTTGTAACTTTAGCACCATCTTTTTCATAGGCACGTAGAGCAAATGAAGCATTTTCTACTGCTCTAACTTGGTCAAATGCTGCTGTAGTAGCCTTATACAAACCAAATGATATACCTGTACCTACTACAGTTGATATTACTAGTACTTTTTTGAACCCATTAGCAACATCATCAAGAGCGTTTGACATACTGCTTGCGAAGTTAGCAGCTCCAACTCTACCGGCTGCGCTTATACTAGTGCCTACAGTTTTAGCTTCAGATGACGCAGTCACCAACTTACGCTTAAATTGGTCGTCATCTATATCTAATTGCCATATAATTGTGCCACCGGCAACATTAGCCATTTTTTGCTACCCTTTCAAAGTGTTTTAATAATTTTTTTACACCCTGTCCTTTTTTAGTGTGAGGCGCTGCTGCTATTTGTGCTTGATTATGAAATCTAATTGCTTCCATACGTTTGGCTTGACTTAGCATTATCTTGACATGCTTATATGGTACATTTCTTGCCATTCTTAATGTATATGCAGGGTAATAGTAGCATAAACTTGCTAAGCTTCTTAGCACATCTTCACCATCTGATTTTGTTTCATGCGCCTTTGCTATCTTTATAACTTTTGGCGTATCCATTTCTATACACCCATTTCAGCTTGTATCATTTTTATAAAGTTTTGCATAACCTTTATATTATATTTTTTTAATGCTGTATCTATAGCAGGTGCTTCTGCATTATCACTTGATATAAACTTAAATATCTCAAGTCCACGCTTTTCTTCATCTTTTATTTTTTCTAGTTGCTCTATTTCTTCTGTAGTTGGGTAGACCATTTTGTAAGTAAAATCACCAAGTGTAAACTCAAAACTCTCTTTTATATTTTCATTTAGGTTGTATGACATATCATATCTCCTTTCAATTAGTTATTTACGAAATTGAACCTAACGCGCCCTCTTTGAAGAACTGTATAGTAGCCATATCTTGTGGTGCTTCACCAATCATACGAACAGATACTTTACGAATTTTGTCATCAAGCTCTACACCATCTATTTCAGTGCGAACATTTAGCATTCTAAACACTTGTCCGGGGTTACCACATGAAGTGATAATCAAGTTGTAGTAGACTGATTCTACATCACAACCACCAGGAACGAGGTCTATTATACCGTTCACATCGTCAACTGTTTCACCTGTACTTGCAGTTGCATTGTCATCAATATGGTATTGAGGCAGCAATGCAGCTAAAGATGGTACATCAGTTGCTAATAGTGTTACTGTTGCACTAGCCTTGTGAGAACCAGATACTTCAAATGTTCTACCTTGAATAGTAGTGTAGTCTTCTGTATCTACTTCGTATTCTAGTTCTAGTTCTTCTATATCTTCTAAGACATTTGAACCCCACTGAACTGTGAATGGACCTTTTGCGAGTGCCATAGCGGTACTCCTTTCTATTTAACTTATATTACCTTGACATTCTGAATAGATAGTCAAGTTTGCTTGTAAAAGACCAACTTTTCGTTCCTCGTCGTCAATATCATTGTCAATCGGGAATGTAATTGCTTCTACTTCTATAGTATCAAAACTACCAATCTGCACACACCACGCACAATTAAGTTCTTCTTCAAGAGCTTGCATTGCGTCATATACGCCTTGATAGTTGGTACTGCGATAATAAATATCTATTGTATAAGCTTTTATAGCTTCGCCTGTTTGAGCCTTGAGGGTTTTACTACCCCCTGTTGCTACAATCCAGTAAATATTATCACCGACTTTATTTGAACTAGGTGCTTCACCAATGAATAAGTCTTGTCCAAGTGTAGACCCAGTAACAGTTTCAAGATACGTTGCAAAATCTTCTGCTATATTCATAGCAACCCTGCTTTCTTAAACTGAGCATTTGCGTTGTCTACAGCCGATTTGACACTCTTTTCAGCAAATTTCGGACCAGTGCCGGGTGTTGTGTAGTTGCGTATCTTACCGCGTCCGTAACCACGTTCTTGGTAAACTGCATAGTTTTTTACCCATTTAATAGTAGCGCTTAATCCAAGCACTTGTACAAGGGTATCTCTACGCAAGTTGCCACGTCTTTTAGGTGTAATAGGGTTTGCACGTTTTAGTACATCGTCACCTATAAAACGCAAGGCAATTGACGCTTTTCGGACTGTGTCAAGTCTTATTTTTGCGTGGTTGTCTGTAACTTTAACACTCATTAACTTATGCCTCCAACTGGTCGTACTTTTTTTAGATTAACTTGCACATTGTTTATAGTGTTACAAAGTAGTGTATCTCTTGCTACTACTACATTTTCAATCTTAAACCATGACTGTGCTTCACTTGCACCGAATAGGTTAGCTATTACTAACATCTCTTCTAGTCTGTAAAAGTTAGCTATAACATCACTATTGGTTGGGTCAAGAAATGCAATTGCGTCAGATGTAATAGCATCTTGATAGTCACTATGAGTATATCCAGTAGCCATTTCAACTATAGCGTTTACTTCATACTCACTATCTACTACTTCTGCTCCGTAACTATCTACAGTAGTTGTAACTAGCGTAATTGTGTCTTTGTAGTCTATACATGTCATTTTACACCGTTGGCGTTACGATTATTGAGCCATAAGGTCCAGCATACTTGCGTAATACTGCCATGTTCGTTGGTATAGTTTCAGGCGCTATATCGTCAAACTTAGTGTAGCTATGTGCGCCAATACTCTCTGATTTAATATTCTGTTTACAATCTGCATAGTAAGTGACCATGTCTGCCCAGATATACAGTAAGTCGTTTGGGAATTCATCTTGCCATACCCAATCAGCATCTACTGCTAACTGTACACAATCATCACAAACACATGTGCAAAAACAATCGTCACAAACTTCAATGTATTTTGCTATACCATCTTGACCATATTGCACTCGGTATTCGTCATCATCAAGCACTCGTATTGTTACATCGTCTTGTACTAATTTAACCTTGTTTATAGCAGTGAACGGGTCAACAAATAAGTATTTATCCTTAAAGTTATAGCGGTATTGTCGGTATGCGTATTCTACCTCGTCTGGTGGGTTTAAGTTTTCTGGGTCTACACTTGAACAAGAACATTCAACTGGTGATATTCCTAGTTCGTTGTAAAGGTTCGTTAATACATCGTCAGGTGTAAGAGTATAACCGAGCATTGTTTCAAGAATGGCTTTGACTCTATTTAATTGAGCTGTGACAACAGCAACCTGATTATCAGGAACTGTAGTGCCAGTTAGCGACTCGTATTGCTCTAATGTCATACTCTTTTACCTTTCAGATGTTATTTACTTATTTTAGCTTACGCCGGGGCTAAGCAAGCCAGATACTTGGTCTTGGTCTAATACAGCACCACCTCTGAAGAATGAACCACGAAGTAGCAATTCATTACGTTGGAATGCTGATTTAACAGTGTCACCCACTTCGTAAGCAGCGTCAGTAGATAGGTCGTATTGTAGACCACCACTTATGCGACCAGTGAAGTTGTTGGTGTCAACATAGAATACTGCGTGGTTTATAGTTACGGTTACACCGTTAACTACGAATGCACGAGTTTCTGCACTGTTTAGTGTTGGGAGCAAGTCATTTGGTACTAGTATGTAGTTTCTACCAAACAGGCTTTGTTGGTTACCAGTAGTTACAAGATTAGCAAGTGGACCAGCAATACCAGCTCTTACGAGTTGGGCTACTAATTCACTGTAGCTTGCAGTACTCATGATGAAAGTTCCACCTGGAGTACAGTTAGCTATTTCATTCCATGTACTTAGTACTGATACAGAAGCTTCTACTGCAGGGTTTACATCGTAAATTACGCTGTTACCGTTAGCTTCAACTGCTTGCTCAAGACGTGCAACAATCAATTGTGCGCGTGACTTGTCGTAAGCGTTTCTGTAACCAGCTGATACATCAGCAAGCACATCAGCAGCCAAGAAGCGTGTCAATGCGTTACAAACAGGTGTAACAGCAGCTACTTCGCTTAGTGTGCTGGTTTTAATACTTGCACCGTACTCACTTACAGGTTTAAGGTTGCCATCTGCGTCATCATCACAAAACTCTACTTCAGTCATGCTTATATCACTTGAACGGTCTAGCCATTGCATTTGAGTACTAAGGGTTTCTCTCCAACCAAAGTTATTCACGAAGTCCGCATAGTTGTTTCTGCAACCTTGTATTTCACTTAGTTGTTCTGGTGATATAACAAAGTTACCAAAGTCTGAAATGGTCATTGCATTCTTAACAAGACCCTCTTTTTTCAAGAGTTCAAAGTTTGTTTTGTTAATCTCATTTAGAGTTCTAGCAGCATCAATATCGCCACGAACAAGATATTGTCGTGCGTTTTCAATTTGAGCTACAGTTCTATCTTCCCAGTCCATACTTTTGAATTTGTTTTCAGCAGTTTGAACTGATTTTTCTTTACTTTTAACGAACTGTGGAACTTCTGCACTTTTATCAAATGCGTTCTTTTCCAAAGCCTCTACTTTTTCAGCTATAGGAGCAACAGCTTCTTTTAAAGCGTTGGCAATAGCTTCGGCAGATACAGCTTCGGTTTTAACTTCTTCAGTCTTAACTTCGGCTTGGTTTTCTACCTTGTCTTCGGTTTTCAATTCCTTTGACATATTATTATCCTTTCTTTTAGGTTTACTATAGACCTCTTCTAAAGCGTCTACATCTAAACCATTTTCTTTAGCTTGTTTGATTGAGTTACGAACAAGATTATTGATTGTTGCACTACTATTATTACCTACTACAACTGTACTTAATCCTACCAATTTAGCATTTCTGTAAACGCCATCACTATCGGCAGCATCGCCGTAAGTTTCAATAGATACGTCTTTTACAAAGCCCTCTCTCATAAGATTGTAAGCAACAAGTGCTAAGGGGTTTGCATTAATGGCAAAGCGTATACCGTCTATAACTACTCGCGCGCCTTGTTTGGCGGTGTTGATAGCCTCGCCTATTACGGCTTGTATCATATCAACATGGTCTGCAGTTATTTGACCTCTATACTCACTTAAATCCATACTTTCAATGTCGTATCTAGTACCGTTTTTTTGCACACTATCATCGGTAATAGTAAGTTTGTTGGGGAATGTAATAACTCCCTGCCCATCATCAACAAAACTATTCTTTTCAATGTTCAAGCCTATAGAATGTTTAGTCTTCATATAGACCTCTTTTATTAATTGTTTGCGGAAGCTCTATTTTATGGCAGAAATCTCTACTCTTAATATGTGGCTTCTCTAAGTACCATTATAGAGATAATAGTTTTAAGCCTTGTAAGTCTATGAACTGACTAGCTACCGGCTTCTTGCATAACCTGTAATAGCTCTGGGTTATTCCATTCAGATTCAGGCACTTGATTAGCAACTTGCATTGCAGCTTCTAGTTTTAGATATTCTGGGCTGTTCTCTGTAAGTCCAAGTGACAGTAATCCGTCTAATTGTGCTTGTAGTTCTTTTTTCATATATATCCTTATATAGAGTTAATTACTAACCAAAATCCTGCTGCGTGGTCTACCATTGTGACAGCGTTACCTTGCAACGCAAGTACATAATTTCCAGCCCCCCAAGCACCAAGGCAATTTATTACATCACTACCAGCAGCGTCTACTGTAACGGTGTTTACTGAGTTATCACTTTTTACAGTAGTGTATATAATCCCCGAACCCGATGATGCAGGTAAACTACCAGTCCTTGCCCCACCGCTCGCATTCACTGCATACACTTCTGCTGCACGTGTATATGTAAAATCTGCACTCTTAGTAACTGGGATATGATTTAGTGTTGTGGAGTAAACTGCATTCACTACCACTAAGAAGCCTACTGATAAAGCACTGTTTGTTAGTGGGTAAGTGGTTGGGTCTTGTCCTGCGTCTTGCAAAACATCAATGTAAACTACAGAGTTGGTACTCTTGAACGTGTTAGCTTCAATAGTTGTACCCTTACCACGAGCCACCACCAACTGACAAGCAAAGGCTGCTGATGTAACCTCTAAGTTCTCTACTCCACCTCCTAATTTTGTCCATCTAGCACTATCGTTGAGTCCAACTATCATCTGACCTGAACCTGTAAACTTAAAGAATGGGTAAGTAGTTGAGTGAACATTTGACACCTTACTACAGTTCACAACAATAGGAATAGAAAAAGTACATATATTACCTGTAGTTGAGGTAGATAAAAGCCTAATTCCGTTAAAGTTGCTTCCTATCCAGCTAGATATTGTGGTATTGTCCCCGAATGTAAGCGTCCAACCGCCTGAATTGTATTCAAGCCCATTATCTCCCTGTAAGGTAACATTATCTAAGTTCCAAGCACCTGTAGGTACTGTTAGGTCTTCTGTGATTGTAACTACTCTCTTACCAACTGGCATATCTGCAATAGCGTTAAAAAAGTCTGTAGCGTTGTTGTAGACGTTATTCTCTTGGGTTGCACCACTGTCGTAAATAATTTCAGAGTATTGTTGGTTATCCCATGCAGTATCGTAATCCGTACCGCTCTGCTTCTTTAGAAACTGACCAGTAGTACCGCCAGTAGGTACACCAACTCCAGGGTCACCTTGAGCGCCAGTCATACCTTGTGGTCCTTGCGGTCCTTGTGCGCCATCAGCGCCGGGTGTTCCTACACCACCGTCTTCACCCTTATATCCACGTGGTCCTCTATCGCCCTTGTCACCCTTATCACCTTTTGCGCCTTTAAGGTTACCACGCTTTACCCAGTGCGTTGTTTTCTCGTAATAGTCATATGTATCATTATCTAAATAAAAGTCGCCTGTATCGCCTAGATTTGCGTCTGGTGCGCCTTTACCGTCATACCACCTACTACCATCACGTCCATCAACACCATTTTGACCGTCTATACCATTAATACCGTCTTTGCCGGGCAATCCTTGAACACCCTGCACACCACGTACTCCTTGAATACCTTGCTTGCCCTGTAATCCACGCTTACCTGGCTTACGGTTGTCTGGTTTTTCAATTTTTATTGGCATTTTGTACCTTTACAAATGTTTTAATTTCACCATTTACTTCAAAACTAAATGGTATCTTGCACCACCTACACCAAGACTCACCGCTACTACCGGGATACACTTTAACGGTTAAAGTTTCGCAAGGATAAACTTTGCCTTGTTTGTTTCTCTTTGAGAAAGGGCAGCGTATCTCTACCAGATTTTCTAGCGTTTCTTTTTCTTTGCTTTTTGTTGACTTTCTTACCATGAATTAATACCTCGTCATTATGTATTTTGAAACTGTTATCTTGCTGTTTGTAGTCTTCAACTTCCATTACCCCTCACTCTATAATTAATTGATATATGCACGCGCAATTAACGTGTAAATTACCTGCCAATGCATCTTCAAATCCTACTTTTTGCTTCAATACCTTTGTTTTGCCATCTTGTTCGTAAGTAGCACTTATAATATCACCCACTTCTGCAAATGGTTGTTTAAACGGTATAGGTGGTTGTGCAGCCATTTCTTGACATAGCGGACATGGATTATCACTTCTAGTAATCCACTTTTTGTAAGCAGTGTTAGTGAGTTTGTTCTGTTTTAGAAATTGCACATCTGCTTGATATTGGCTCATAGTAAATGCTCGGTTCGTTTCTGTACGAGCTATTGCAGTGGCTCTTGTAGTTGATATAACTCCACTGTATTTTTGTTTAATCATAGCCACTAACTGCTCTTGGCTTGCGCCTTGTAACGATGCTTGACGAGTAGTAACAAGTAAATCGTCTACTATTGTGTTGATGTGACTTTCAGCAGCCTTATTAGCGGTTGTTCGTATAAACGTCTTAACATCATTGTTCATTTTGAATGTCCCGAACTTACCAAACTCATTAGCGCGTCTATTCATCACTGTAGTAGCGTACAATGGCATAATTACACCATAAAATGTAGCAATAGCAAGTACCAAGTCTTTTTCAATCTTGTTTCTATCAGTATCGTTTATTATTTCTTCTGACGTATCTAATGCGTTATTAACCTTTGTAACTTTATTTATAACTGTGCCTACTAATTCAGCTTCTATATTTATAACAGCTGTTTGCAGTGCAGATTGTTGATTGTTAAGTATACCTTGTTGGTCTTCATCAAACTTATTTGTAATTACATCTACATTATCATGTGTATGCTCGTGTGATTGTTCTTCAACTGGTGTGTCAGGCTGCTCTACAATTTCTGTTTCTTCTATGCTTGGTTCGGTAAGTTCTTCTAGGGTTAATTCACCACTAGCATATTTAGCAGCTTCTTCTCTGTCATAGCCTTTATCTACAAGTGACGTGTACAGTGAATATGATTTATCACGAATATCTATATCTTTTAACTCGGCTTCTCTATCTACTCCTAATGGGCTATCAATGTATATTGTTATACCAGTTGAATTGTAGCTTGATGTGTAATATCGTTTATAATCCTGATTCAACGCGTCAATGATATCTTGTAATCGTGGAGTAATTTCACTAATAACAAAAGCGTCTGATTGTACCCTAGCAGTGTCGCGTGTTGTACCTGACTGTTCTATGCCCATTGTGGTTTTTGATACACCGGCGACAGCAAATAACTGGTCGCGATTTATCTCGTTTATTTTATCAAGTGCCGCTTTATCTAAGTCTTGTTGCATACTCTGATAAGTAATTGCGCCACTACCGTTACCAAATAACGGTGTACCCTTTTCTTGATTAGTTACTCTAGCCTTAAAGTTCTCAAATTCCTCATCTGGTAAAAGTACATCAGTGCCTATAATTCCTGGTGCACTCATATTATTTTTTATAGCGTGGCGTGTGTAATCACTTGATTGCTTCATAGTAAATTGACTCTCTTTTGCAGCGTCAATCATTGAAAATGGTTTATCATTGCTAAACGGGTTTAATTCGCGCATTTCAATAATCATTTCTTTTGGTATTTCGCGCACTAGTTGATACTCGTCTTGAGTTTCAACATAACCCTCAACCTCGCCAGTGTCTTTGTTTATAACACGCTTTACGTTGTATGGGTTTAGTAGCTTAAACTCCTGTATATCACCTACTCTAGTATCAGATACCGCGCGAATTGCCATTAAATAGTAAACTCCTTTTATATCTAGGAATGTGCTAATTGAATACCAAAAAAAGTAGTTACTAAAATC